CTCCCCAAAAAACCTACCCCCCCCCCTCCAAAGACAAAAACCTCATTTTTGGCCTAATAATGCGGTTTTTCTCCATGGACACCCAAATGGCACTTTTTGCAGAGGGTCTGAAGGTTATTCAGATCGTACATGAGGTCAGGTCGCTGCGCTCGAGCGATCACATGGTGGACCTCCTCGCCTGGCATCCCGCATCTGGCACAGACAGGGAACGATCGAAGCCACTTGTTCCGGAGGTTGGTCCATCGCTGTCCGCACAATCGCTTGCCCTTCACGATAAACCGCTTGCCCGGAATGCGATGCTCAAAGCGCCGCATCGAACCGCCTCTTGCGCTCTGCCTGTGCTTCGTTGGCCTTCCTCGAGTCGCGTGCCCATTGGTCGAGCGTCTGGATCACAAGCCACGGCCGGTTGTTCTGGCGGGTGAAGAGCACCCAATCGCGGTCCCTCGCATCCCGTGCCGCCTGGGCGATCCAGTCGGAGAGCTTCACGCGTTCGCACCGCTTGACCTCGATGTGAATATCCAGTCCCTCGGCGACCACGTCGGCGGCGTCGCCAGACCGCCCGCAATACTGCACGGTGCGACGGGCGAGCATCCCCACGCGGTTCAGCTCGCCAGCCAGCTCACGCTCGCCAACAGCGCCCTTTTCTCTGCTGTTCATTTTCCCTCCAGGGGGGGTTGCGTCCACTTGACAGGGTTGGTACGCTCGAACGCGCTCGCTCTTTGAGAGAGCGACGCTGAGAGCGTAACACCCCTGAAGAGTGGATGCAAAGACCCGAGCCACGGATTTCATTCCGTGGCTTTCTTCTTTGGCTTCGGCGCGCCGTGCAGAGCCTCGAGATCGGCGACGGCCGTGTCGCTGAACGTGGGGTATTCCCAGCGAATCGCCAACTTGCCAGGACGCTTGCTCGAGCGCGTCGACATCGCCTCGACGAACACATCCTCCTCCTCATGGCGCTGGAGCACGATGTGCGTGTCGACGGCGCGGCCGAGCGAGCCGGCGCCCGAGCCTTGGTCAATCGCCTCCTTGCCCGCCTGATTCCCCTTGGACGTGTGGTGCACAAGGATGACGCCGGCGCCCGTGCGCGCGGCGTAGCGGCTGAAACCCCTCAGCAGGACGGTCATGTCGGCGTTGTTGTTCTCGTCCATGCCCTTCTCGAGAAAGCGGTACAGGGCGTCGAAGATCACCAGGTTGTACTTCCCGAGCGCCTCGAGCTGCTCGAGCACGTCCTGGGCCGACATCTGCGACTCGCGCAGGCTGATGACGTCGACCTTCCCGTCGATCCTCGGGACGGTCACCCCCTTGGCCCGCATGACCTCCCGCATCCGATGGGCGATCTCGTTCCGCGTGAGCTCATTATCGACCACGCACACGCGCCCCTCCTTGACGGGCCAATGTCCATGCCATCGGTTTCCGCAGGCACAGGACAGGGCGAGATCGGCCAGCAGGAAGCTCTTGGCGCACTTCGGGGGGGCGATCAGGCACGCTACCTCCCCCTCCCTCAGAATGCCCTCGATGAGATAGGGGGTGCGGTTCTGGTGCTCCTCGAGCAAGGCGGTCAACGCAATGGCCGGCAAGGCCTCGCGCTTGCCCTCTGAGGCGGGGGCGGCGGCCAAGGCGCCATTGACCGTCCTCTGGATGTAATCGCCTCTGGCGGCCTTCTCGGCCCGTCCCTCGGCCGTCATCTTCTCGACCAGACGGGCGGCGATCTCGGAGCCCCTGAAGCCCCGTGCAGCCAGGTCGCAGCAGAAGGCCCAATCCGCGGCCGACGGGTCGCCGGCGGGCGTAGCGGGCGTCCTAGGGGCCTCGGCGGGCTTCGGGGCGTCCTTCTTCAGCCACCGCTCGCAGACCTCCTCGACGGCGTTCTGGCTGTCGAGGACATCACGGCCTTCGTAGATGCGGTCACCCGTCACGGTGAAGAACCGCGACTTCTCGTAGACCTCGACGGGCCCTCGGCGGTTGGCCGACCACTCGGGAAGGTGGCATCCGCGGAAGATCGCGTGCACGCCAGTCTTGGACGGCGACCGCTCGAGGTAGGTCCCGCAGAAGTTCCCCCAGTCCCACACCCACTCCCTGAGCGCCTTCGCCTCGGGGGCGTCCATGTTGTCGAAGTCGATCCCGAGCCACCCGTCGCCGAGCATGAACCCGATCCCGAGCTGATCGTCGGCGGTCGCCTGGTCGACGGCGTCGACGAACGATCCCCAGGTGGCGGGGTCGGTGCTCGACGCGTTCGCGAGCGTGGACGGGTTCACGGGCACCTTGGTCCACCGCCCGTCACGCTCGACGGCCCTCCAGTTCACCCACCTCCTCGCCTTCGTCATCTCCTCGGGAATCGACTCGACCTCGAACGCCGTCGCTGCCTTCGTGCTTGCCATCGCGCCTCCATGTTGCGGTTGTCCATCGGCGCGAACTCCATGCGCCGTCCGTAAAAAGACAGCACCCCCGTCGGATGGTCGGGGGTGCCGTCCGGGTCAGCGCGGACACAGACGCGCCGACAGGAAAGACATTTGCGTTAGCGGTTCGTCTTGCGGACCGCCGTGAAGTTCGTGAACTTGCCGTTCGTCTCGCTCTGGTACTCGATCGTGTCGCCCTTGTTGAGCGGGTCGATCGACTCGATGAGCCTCTGGTTGATGCTGCTCATCTTCTCGCTCTTCGACTCGCCGTTCTCAGTCCACGCGACATACAGCGCGGCGCGGGTGTACGGGCCCTTGGGGCCCTCCTTCTGCTCGACGCCCCAGAAGGTGACGCGGGCGCGCTTCCACTGCCCGAGCGCGTCTCCGAAAGCCCCCGCGGCGGAGGGAACGGTCCCTCCGGCCGCAGGAGCCGCGCGAATGGTCTGTCCCTTGATGGTTGCGACGAGCTTCTCGAGCTCGCCGACGATCCAGTCGTTGTCTGCCATTGGTTTCAATCTCCTTCGCTCGTAGAGCCGTTTCACTGCTTCTTCGCCATGATCGCCAGCATCGCCTCGATGTTCTTCACGCGCTCGAGGATCTCCTCGGAGCGCCCGCCGAACCGGCGCACGCTCTCGCGACCGCGCTCGGACAGGTTCTGCTTCACCTCGGCACGGTAGCGCGTCCAGATGTCATCGAGGTTCTGCGAGCGAACATAGGTGACTCCGTTGATCTGCACGCTCGCCAGGACGCCGGTGGCGACCTGCTCGTAGAACCACTTGTGGGACACCTTGTGCCCCTCCTTGCGCTTCGCGTCGCACCACTTGTGGATCGTGGTGTAGTCGTTCCAGTTCATCATCTGCCTGTTCTCCTTTGCTGGCCCTATTCAATGGCCCCGCCCGACGGATCCTGCTCGCCAGACGGGGTGTCGCTACGCGCGGCATTTTCGATTGCGTCGACAATCCTGACCGCGTGGTCAACCATCGCGCGGATGGCAAAATCGCTCATAGGGATAGGAGCATTGCGCCGTGATTCCGACCGAAGCAACTCGGTCACATAATGCGAAATCAGGGCGCGCCGCTCGGCGAACCGTCCGCTGTCGGCGACCTTCATCATCGCACTACCGAGCATTCCGCACCTCCTCGAGCCGATGCTCGGCCTTTCGCGCGCGGTCCTCCCACTGCGACTCGGCGAAGGTCGCCTGGTCGAGGAGCACCGCGGCCTCGATCATGAGCGCCGCCGTGAGCTTGTCGCCCGCCTCGATCTGCGGCGCGCGCTGCCGGAGGCGCAACGACGCCTCGCGCTGCTCCACCCGCTTGTTCATCGGGTCGGCACGCCGCCACGTCGCGGGGTGGTTCCTGTCGAAGGTCGACATCCCCGGCTGCGGGTCCTCGCATGCCAACCGCTCGGCTTCGTCGCTAGTCGACATCGGGCACCTCGCTCTCCCGGTCGTGGCGGCGCACCAGCTCGTCGTTGAGGCGTTTCATGGCGCACGCCGAGACGATGCGCCAGAACATGCGGTCGGCGACGAAGGTGACGGCCGGCCCCGGCTTGGATGCGGTGTCCGACATCACCGTCGCGTTGTCCACCATCGCGCACAGGACGCCGAGGTCCATCATCGAGAGGCACTCATTCAGCTCGGCGTCGAGCTGATCGACCGCCGCGACGGCGCGGTTCCGGCTTCGTCTCACGGCCTTCATTGGTCGAGGTCCTTCCAGAGCGGTGCGAGGGTCGCGATGAACGCAAGGGCGATCGCCGCTCCACCGAGTGCGAATCCGAGATATTCCATGGCCGTGTCTCCTTGGCGGGCCTTCCCGCCTGCTCGAGCTCCCTGACTGCCTGGTATGCCGCGATCGCATCCGTGACGATCTGCCTGCGGCTCAGGCCGTATCTCCTCGAGAGACGCGCCAGCTCGAGGTGCGTCTCTTCCGTGACCGCTACTGCCCTTGATCTCGTCACGGCGGGATCTGTATTACACATCGGCGGGCTTGTCAACCCGGCTTGAGCATTTTCCGCAGGCCGACCGTTTCCCTTTTTTGGGAAACGGGATCCCGCGGTTCATCGCCGCCTGGCGCCGCTTGCAGCCCATGCACGGCTTGACGCGGGGAAGAAACGATATCACCCAGGCGACCGCGTCCCCGAGCCCGCGCATTCCGTTCCGATGCTCGCACCGCGCGCACACGCCGCGGGACGGATGCTTGCCGGCGATCGGGAGGGCAAGGCGGTTGCGGCACTCGCCCGCAACCATGTAGCGGCACGCCTCAGGAATAGCAGGGCGCGTTCGCGTTGAAGTTGAACTCTCTCGTGCAGCAGGTGTCATCGAAATCCATTCCCTCGGTGCACCCGTTCAGACCAGGTACGGTGTCGCCGGCGCAGTTCGTCCAGCTCCCGAGATAGTAGGGATGCGATCCCTCGGCCGGGATGGTGCAGTCTGCCGGTGGAGTCGCTCCCCAGTCGGCGAGGAAATACAGGCTGAAGGGGCCGCGAGTCGAGACAACATCGTGAGAGCAGACGCAGTCCACGCCGGCCGTGCAGAAGTTCATTTCCTTGAAGTCCACGGGATCGAGCGTGTCCAGCGCTACATACTCGCTCCACCACTCCCAACGGCCGCCGCCGATGGCGATGCCGACGCGCTCGAGGGGGAGCTCTTCGCAGTCAAGTGGCTCGAGAAGGTTCGAGCAGTCGGCCGGATTCAGCTCGAGCAGCACGTCGTTTACGGTGAGGTAGAACGGACAAACGCTCGTCGTGTGCCTCCACGAGCACGTGGTCCCGTTGCGGCAGAACGGCGTGACCGTGTGACAGTAATCAACCTCCCGCGACCCCGACAGCGTGGTGGTGACGGTGCACACGTTCGCGGAATGGTGGCAACACGCTCCCTTGTCGACGATGGTCACGGAATACGTAACCGTCGCGGTACCGACGCGGGAATAGCAGCAGCCGCCGCCGGGCGTCGCCGATCTCGTGATCGTGCCGGAATCAAACGCGACGCTCAGCGATACGTCCACATCATGTATGACCGCCTCTTCCGTGTTGCCGTCGCAAGGAGCGTAGACGCACGGCGCCGTCTGCTTCGTGTTGTAGCTCCACGAACCATAAAGCGAGAGACATCCGAGGACGTAGCTCGAGGCGAAGTCGCATCCCGTGCACACGCACGCAGACGGCTCGCAGCAGCAGAGGCGGTGCGTGCTCACTTGACGAACGAAGGCGGCACGAGGTACCACCCCTCCGGGACGCGGATCTTGTTCGAGCTCAGCACCCACTCGCCGTTCACGCGGTGGTAGACGTTGAGGTCACTCCGCGGGCCCACCCGCATCGGGCTTTCTTCCGGCACGAAGATCGTCCGACTCGCGCAGCCACTCAGAGATGCGGCTACCAGCGCGCTCAAGGCGAGCACGATCGGGATCAGCGTCCACAGCCGTAGGCGCCTGGTGGAGTCGCTTGTCCACCCAAGCCAGCAGCTCAAGCGCGATCCGAGCGGCGATCCGCTCAAGCATCCGTCCTCTTCGCGTCGCGAGCGAAGATCAGGCCAAGCCCCGCCATGATCGCGGCGACCGCGGTCGCCCAGTCCACGGTCGGCCAGGTCGAGACGATGCCGCCGATGGCTGCGATGATGGCGCCGATGCCTGCGAGGGTGGTGTTCCGGTTGCTCATGGTCTGTGGTTCCTCAGCCGATCGACCTCGGCTTCAAGATGTGCGACTCGGGTGAGCAGCGCCGCGATCTGCTCGCGCAGCGCGGCGATGGTTCCGTGTAGCCACGCCGTCGCGGTCAGGACCGCGGCGAATGGCGCGATGATGGCTGCGAGTGTCTCGACGCTCATGGTTTCACCAGACGAAGAGCATGAACAGCGAGTAGCCGCCGGTAGTCGTGGAACTCCTGAACCACGTCGTGCTCGGGTTGAATTCCATCTCGTACTCGGCGTTTCCACCGGCGGTCTGGAAGTATCGGTTCGCAGTGAATTCGGTCCCGGCCGCAGTGACGTCGGCCGCATTGAAGACCCAGTTCGTGTCCTGCCCGAGCGTGTTGCGCACATAGACCTTCACCGTGCCGGTGATCCCGGCATCGCACACCTGCCACGCCCCGCTATTCGCATTCGGGACAACGAAACAAGCTTTGACTGGCATTTTTCATCGACGCTTAGCGCGTCGCCTCCGGCGTCACGAAGAACGATCCCTCGACCTCGCGCGTGACGCTGCCGTCGGAGGTCTTGGTCGACTCGAGGTCGTACACGCCCATGTAGGGCGCCGAGAGCGCCTCGGTGGTCGCCTTCGGGATGATGGTGCTGACGTGCGTGTGAGGACCGACCTTCGCCGCGGTGAACGACGTGATCGAGAGGATCACGCTCGCGCTCGCGTGCTGTGGCCGCAGCTTGGCGGCGAAGGTGTAGCCCGTCTCGAGCGACTTGTCCTCGATCTCCCAGAGGATCGTCTGGGTGCTGCCCTGCTCGATGAGGATGTCCTGCTGCTGCGCGCTCATGCACACACTCCGTCGATCGCCTGCGTGTTGATGATGAGCCAGACGAGCGTGCCGTCGGTCAGGCGGTGCGGCACGCACAAAACATAGGTGTTGTTCGGGATCGGCTGGGGCGCGAAACCTGCGGGAATGTTCGCTTTCGCCACGCCGTAGGAGACGTACGCGAGCGCCGTGTTCGAGAGCTCGGAGACGCTGAGCGCGGGTTCGGTCGCGGTGTCGGTGGTAGTCGCGGGCGTGTAGGTCGCCGCGGCGCCGACCTGCGCGCGGCGAACGGTGTAGAGGTAGCGCCAGTTCGCGGCGTCGATCGCCGTCGAGCTCACCACCTTCATGAGCTGCGAATTGACGGCCTCAAAGTCCGGTTTCTCGCGGATCGCGCGGGCGAGGTCTCCCTGCTGGCGGCCCTCGATGCTGTTCTGGTTGCGGATCACCACCAGCGCCCCGCGAACGCCTGGTACTTCAGGCTCTTCCCGAGATCTCCGCTCGGCCAGATGTCGTTGAAGTTCACGCCGCCGCGGACGGTGCGCGACCACTTCACCTCGGCGTAGTTGTTGGCGACCACGTCCGGGCGCCCGTCGCTCGCCTTCTTGACCACCTGCGAATGGTGGAAATACTCGTCGTACAGGAACTCGAGCACGAACTCGTAGAACTCGCCCTCGAGGTGGTTGACCGTGCACCCCGAGCAGTACAGGCTGCCGGCCGCGCGGCCGAGGAAGTCCGCGCTGTTCTTGTATCCGATGCACGCCTGCGCCACGTCGACCATGCCGTCGACGGTCGGCGTGCCGAGCATCGAGATCGTGCCCGCGTCGTTGATGAACCTGAGCTTGAGGCCGATCTGGCGCACCTCCTGGTCGAGCTCCTTGCGGACGCCGCCGATGTCGGACGTCGATATGTCGATTCCCGGCAAGGGATCGGTGAGTCCGGGCGAATCGCGGTACCGCTTCATCGAGCGCGTCTGGAAGATCGGGAGGCACATGCACGGCAGGAACAGGCCCCGCGCGAGCGTGGTCGCCGCGCCGATGTCCTCGCCGGTCATGCCCTTTGCGGCGTCGGCCTCGAAATAGCGGGTCGAGTATTCGACCGATGCGCTGAGTCCGCGTCCTTCGTTCACGCGCCAATTGATCGCCCTGACTACCGCGCTCTCCATCCATGTCGTTCCTATCGAACCGGTCGGGAACTGGTAGGGATCGTCGATGCCGGGGACCACGGGCGCGCCCGCTCCCGTCTCGAAGATGATCGCCGAGATGTCGTTCGGCTTGAGCGGGTTTCCGTCCACTCGCTCGACGTGGTACGTCTCCGAGATCGTGTGCACGTCCCAGATGGTGCCGAATCGGACGCTGTTGTCCTTGCGCCACGACTTGTAGAGCGTGCTCTGGTTCAACTGTTGGCCTCCCTCTGCGCCTTGCGGTCACGCTCGGACTGGATCGCGAGGGCGTTGATCTGCTCGGGCGTCATGTAGGCCTGCGCGCCGCCGGCGCTCCTCGAGATCGCCTGATCCGCGAAATCCACGATGTCCTGAGCCTGCTTCCCTGCGAGCACGCCGCCGATCGTCGCGGCGAGGAACTTGGTGCCTTCCGCAGTCGCGGACGCCCAGTCCTCGATGAGCCCTGCAAACCCGATCGTCTGCCCCTGCTCGTTCTTCATGCCCGCGATGAACGCGTCGAGGATGCCCTGGGAGGACTGCGCGCGGATCGCGCTGGCCTCGGCGCCCGCCGCGAGCGTGGCGGCCGTGCCGAGGGCGAGCCCGCCCGTCATGCCCTTACCGGAAGCGAACGACTCGAGCGCCTTCTTGCCGCGCTCGGCGCTCTGGTTGAACTCGTCGAGGATGCCCGCCGCGAGCTTGAACGGCGCCATGACGGACATCGCGATGCCGCCGATCCCGATGGTGGCAGCCCCCGCGCCGCCTCCGAAGAGGCCGCCGGCAAGCCCGCCGAGCTGGCCGAACTTGCCGCCCATAGGACCGCCGAGCGCGAGGCCCGCCTTGCCGATCGTGTTGATCTGCTTCTGGGCCTCGGCCACGCCGCGCTGCATGGTCTTGGTGTTGACCGCCACGTCGATGTTGAGCGTGGGAAGCTTCATGAAATCTCCTCCACCAACTTGAGCGGATTGGTCCTGCTGTTCCTGCTGAGGACAGCGGAGCGCACGGCGTCGGACATCGACTTGAAAAAGAGCGGCGTCATCGCCCTAGCCGTGACCTCGGACGCGAGGGTTCCGCGGATGAACTTGCCGCGCCCCCTGTGATACAGGCCGCGCTTCCATCCCTTTCCCCGCGCACGCGGCGGTCGCGCAAGGGTCGAACTCCACGCGTGCGTACCGAGCTCGGTGAAATGCGACCGCCATCCCACGCCTTCGGCGTCGTAGGCCGCCCGCTTTGCCCGTCCCGCAAGTTCCTTCGTCTGGTCGGATGGCTTGGCCGTCTTGTAGGCCACAGATCCCCAGAGCACCCCTCCCTTGAACGTCTTGACCTTCGCGCGTGCCTGCTTCGGGGGAAGCTTCCCCGCGTTGAGGGCCCGGATCATCACCAGTTCTTTCCGCAGGAAAGGCCGCATTCCCTCGCGGACGATCGCGTCCTGGACCGCAAGGGGAAACTGCTCGAGAGCGGCCCTCAGCCGGCGCTCACTGTCCTGGTCGATCTTGGTGGTCACGGCGAAGTTCATCGAGCCGCCTGCGGATGTCCTTGTAGTCCGGGATGTCGAGCTCGATGATGAGCTCGAGGATGGACCTCTGCCACGGTGCCGCTTGCCTGTTCTTGAGGACGCGCGCCAGCAGCGTGCGGGCGTCCCGACTCAGTCCGAGCCTTCGCTGTACAGCGCCTCGATGGCCTTGAACGCGGCCGCCGCGAGCCCCGCCGGGCACGCGAGCGCGGCGTCGACGGATGCGAAGACCTTGTTTCCGTCCATGTCGAGAAGGTGCGCCTGAATCGCCCACGCCCTCGAGTACGCGCCGTCGCGCTGGTTCGCTTCGTGCGCCTCGACCAGGTCGAGCAGGGTCGGCCTGCGGAGCTGGAGCCTGACGCCGTTGAACTCGAACGGCGCGTGCTCGAGGGAGAGGATCGCGCGGAGGTCGTTCATGCGATGGTCACGGTGCCCGTGAGCTGGAGCGAGAACGACATCTTCACGATGTCGTTCATGGCGAGCGCCGTCCCGAGCGAGGTGATGAACGCCGACGATGAGTGCGTCATTCCGGTTGCGTACGTCCACGTGAACGTGCAAGCGGTGCCGTTCTTGTACGCCGACTCGAGGTCGAGTACGGCATCGTCGGCCTGGTCGTAGAAGATGTTGCCGCTCGCGGTGCCGCCTTGCGTGCCGCGGACGTAGCTCTTCCATGTCGACGCCATCTCGGTTGTCTCGATTGGGTCCATCGAAAGGGTGACGGATGCGTCGATCACGCCGCTGAATGTGCGTGTGTTCGTGCCATCGTTGAACGCGATCGTGGCCGCCTTGCAAGGCCGTACGGTGCCCATTTCATAGCCTCCAGTAGATGGTCGCCTGCGTCACGGCCTGCGACGGTTCCTGCTCGTCTGAGAATCCGACCACCTCGGGCTGAAGCCCGTCGGCGGTCACGATCACGGCGTCGATATTGATGGTGTCGTAGGTGCCTGAGACGAGCGCCGCCCGCACGGCCGCGGCGATCGCAACCGCGTCCTCGCTCGTCGCGGCGATCGAGGTCACGCTGATTGTCGACATCTGGATATCGCCCGCCACGCTCGCGTCCTCGCGGGTGTCGACCGTGTAGGTGACTGCGGGTAGCGCGGAATCCTGAAGGCGGTATCCGTGCGTCACGGACGCGTCGGCGACGCCGGCGGCGCTCAGGGTGGTCCCGTTGATGAGCATGAGGCGCACCGACTTCTCGATGGATGCCATTTAGCTCACCTCCTCGCATTGGATCACGGCGACGCGGTCGGCGCCGTCGAGGTTGAGGATGGACGTGATCCGCAGCGTGCGGCCGTCGATGGTCAGGCGGTCGACCTCGCCAAGCCCGATGTTCTCGATGCGCTGCCAGCGCGCGCGGACCTCCCAGGTGCGCCGCACCGTCACGCCGTCGGCGTACGCCTGTTCGCTCGCGCTGAGCGGACGGAGGTCGCACCGGAAGGTGGCGCCGGCGGTGAATGTGTCGGAGCGAAGGCCGAGCGTGTCCTGGGACGTGCTCGCCACCTGCCGCGTGGCGGTGTACTTCAGCAGTCCCGCCGAGATCATCGGATGAAACTCCGCACGCGGAACGACTCGATGATGTACTGGAGCGACATCGGGACGGCCGTGAGGCCGATCGGCTGAAACGCCTCGGGGTTGTTGTACCACGCGCCGGTGAGCGCGATGATCGCATGGACGATCTCGTTCGGGAGCTGCTGGTAGCCGCACGAGACGGTCGCGCTGATGTTGGTGCCTTCGTCGATCGCCGGCGACTCGAGGAACCGGATCACGGGCATCGGGCCTTCCGACAGGTCGAGCCAGTAGTCGGCGCTCGCCATGGTGGTCTCGACGCCGTCCACCGTGTGCTTGACGTACTTGATCGACGTGAACGGCACGAACGGGATCACGGTGTCCGTGAACGACGCGAGGTACATGACCTTGTCCTGGGGAGCCATGACAAGGCCCGTCTCGCGCTCGATCAGCGCCGCCGCTGCGTCGCGGAGACGGATCAGCTCGAGGTCATCGTCGGCGTACTCGATCTTCAGCGCCGACTTGATGGTGGAGAGTGGCACGCTCATGGAAAAGGCTCATGCGCGGTTTCCCGCGCCGAGCCCTGGGAGAAAGGAGATGGATCAGGCGGTGATTGCCGCGAACGCCGCCTTGTTCATGCAGCGCGAATCGGTGCGGCTGTAGACGTAGAGCGTCGTCTGGCGGTTGAGCGCGTTGCTGTACGGATCGACCATCGACTCGATTCCGGTGCGGTCGAAGATCTCGAAGTAGTTGAAGTCTCCGACGATCGCGTAGACATCGCCCTGCGCGATCGCTCCGGCTGCACCGCTGCCCGTGGGAGCGACGCTCGGAACATAGGGAGAGATCGAGTACGGAACGCCGTAGATCGTCGCGGGGACGCCGCCGTTGAGCGAGTTGACGGTGTTGCTGCCCGGGGTCCAGATGTAGCTCTGGTCGGTGTATCCCGCCGCAGCGGTGCCCGCGAGGGTCGTCTTGAGCTTGCGCGCCGTCTTGAGGAACTCGTCGGAGAACAGCCAGCGGAAGCGGGGCGAGTTGCGGTACGCCGGATTCACGCGGTGGACGGCGTTGATGATGTTGTCCGCGGTGATGGTGCTGAGGGCAGCAGTGGCGCCAAGGTCCTCGACCTGAGTGATGAGGCCGTTGAGCGCGATGCCCTGCGGATCTCCGCTGCCGTCGCCGATGGTGAACTGCTCCTCGTGCTTCATCGCCATCGACATCGCGCACTTGCGCGCAACGTAGTCGAGCGCACTGCCGATTCCGTTCGCGCCGATCGAGTCCTGGATGAACTCCAGGCTCATCTTGACCGCGGTGACGTACAGCGTCGGATCCACGCTGATCTGCGTGCCGAAGGTCGGGTACGACAGCGTGGCCGCGGTTCCGGTTCCGGGATCGCCAGCGGATTCGGCGACCTTGTAGGTCGTCGGCAGAGCCGACTCGACGGCGATCTTGCGCTTTGAGTCGATGGTGTTCACGACCGCGATCTGACGGATCACGTTCGTCTGGTACATGAGCTCCACGATGCGGCGCTCCATGTCGGTCGGGATCGCGGCGCCGGTGGAATCAGTGCCGAGCGCGGTCTGAGCGCGGAGCTCCTGCATCCGTCCGCCCATCATCGCGTCGATCCAGCGCTGCGCGTACTGGTCGCCAGAAGCAGGATTCCCACGCTGGGCCGCGCGCGACTCGAGCACGGGCTGCGCCTCGAGCTTGGCAAGACGCGCCTCGAGCGACTTGTTCTGCGCGATGAGCTCGGCGGCGTTGAGGTCCGCGTCCATGCGCGCGAACTTCTCCTTTTCCTCGCCGGCGCCGCGGGTGTCGACGAGCTGTGGCGCCATGCCGGTGCGCTGCTCGAACGCCGCGAGGCTCTTGCGGTACTGATGGGTGATCTGCTGGATCTCGTTCAACTCATCGGACATGTTCGGTCATCCTTCGGAAATGGAGTGCGAGCCGCAGAATCGCGGCGTTCTGGTAAGCCGCGGAGACGCTCCGCAGGCTCGAACTGGTCTGGGGGTACGCCGCGTCCTGCACGATGCTCACCTCGATGAGCTGCGCGCGCTTGACGAGGCGCTCGGTTCGGTTCTTGTTCCAAGAGTCCTCGGCGACAACGAAGCCAAACGACATCTCGCCGCTCAGGTCGCCGCGCTCGATCAGCGCGCGCACGTCGTTTCCGAGCGTGGTTTCGGGAAGCGACGCGGTGAACGCGAGCCCGTTGCGGTCAGACTTGAGCGTGAGCGTGCCCGAGCGCGTGCGCGCGAGCGGCATCGAAGCGTCGTGGTTGTAGTAGAGCTTCACATCGGCTCCGCTCGAGAGCGTCTCGTTGAACGCGCCCGGAGCGATGCGCTCGGTGAACTTGCGGCCGCCCTCGACGATCTCGCGGGAGTCCTGCCCGTACACGGCCGCATAGCCGGCGAGCGTTCGCCCGTCGATCGACTGCTCGGTCGCGGTGAAGTCACGCCGTGAAATCATTGGAACTCCCTGCACTGGTGTCGGTGCCGATGTTGGTCTGCCCGCCGCCGGTGCCCATGTTGAGCGCCTGGATCGGGGCATCGAGGCCGGGAAGCGGAGCCAGGTCGAGCTCCTCGCGCGCTTCGTTGCGCGTCATGAACCCCGCCTCGACTGCGGTTCGGAGGGACGCCATCGTCTCGGCCATTCCTGGACGGATGAGCTCGTCGGTGTCCCACGCGACCGTATCGAACGGCGTCGCGAGCTTCGCGAGGATCTCGGCCTGCCACACCGCGAACCACTGCGACAGGCACGCGTCGACATACATCCTCGAGAGCCATTCCATCGTGCCGTAGCTCGATCCGACATCCTCGGAGAGGTATGACGCGGGCACGCCGAAGATGCGCGATACATCGCCGACCGAATATTTGCGCGCCGCGTCGAGGCCCGTGTCATCGAGCGTGCTCGAGATGCGCTCGATCTTCATGCCCTCCATGAGTACGAGCGGACGGCCGGCGTTCGCGCTTCCCGAGTGGCGCTTGACATAGTCGGCCTCGATCTTCTGCATCGCCTCCGGCGAGAGCTTCGTCGGATGGACCAACGCGATCTTCGGGTTGCCGGCGTTCGTGTAGCCCTGGAGCGCCATCTGCTCCTGCGCCGCGAGGAGCTGGAGCGAGGTGCGGCAGAGGTTGATCGGGGATTCACCCCACATCCCGTTCGTGCTCGGCGCCTTCAGGTGGAACACCTGATCGGGCGCGAGGTCGCCGTAGAGGCGCGTCTTGTAGATCGGCGTCGGACCGTTGAGGTCGAGGCTCACGCCGTCGGGGTCGAGCGGTATCAGCTCGAGGAGCTCGCCGCCACGAGTGCGGTTGATCGCCGCGAACGCGTTTCCCCATAGGAGCATCTGCATGGTGAGCGTGCGCCGGAGCTCGAACGCGCTCATGAACTGCGACGGCGAGCGGAGCAGAGAGTCGGCGCCGCCCGCCGACACCTCGAGCTCGGTGCGCGCGATGTCGCTCGCGATCAGGGTGACGGCGCGGTAGACGGGCGTGTAGCGCAGCGCGTTCGACGCGGTGACGTAGGGGATCGGCGTCGACTCGGACGCCAATAGCGTCGAGGACCACGGCCCCACGAACATCCTCTGGAAGAGGTTGCGGATCACGCGGGGATTGTTGCGCGCACTACATCATTCGAGCGGCGCGTAACTACAGATCCTCATATCCGCTTCGTGTCTCTCCACCCCACGAATGCAGCGCCATGATGCCCGCGACGAGAGGGTCGATCACATGCGTTCTCTTCGCCTTGTTTACCTTGATGTTCCCGTTCGAGTCGCGGATCGGCACCGCCTGCGCGCACGCGTTCCGCATGATGGGGTCGACGCCTAGCCGAAGCTTGCGCGCTACCCAATACTGTTGCCAGAGCTGGCAGCCCGGGCCCATGGTCGCGATGCCCTGCGAATACACCTCGAGCGGCAATCCCTCGGCGACGGCGTTCTCGGCGAACAACTTCGCGCCCCAGCGGTCGAACGCCACGCCGGCTAGGTCGAACTCCGCGGCGATCATCTTGAGCTTCTCGAGGATGCGCGGGTAGCTGATCTCGGCGCCCGGCGTGAGCTCCACGAATCCCTTCGCGGCCCACGCGCGCACGGGCAGGCGGTAGTCGAGCTCGCGCTGGCGAACATTGTCGGACGGCCACCAGTAGTGACCGCGGAGCGCCACGCGGCCATCGTCCAGGGGAACGGCGACCACAAGCGCCGACAGGTCGAGCGACTTCGACAGGTCGAGTCCGCACCACGCGCGGCGACCACGCAGCGCCTCCCAGTCGATTTCCTCGGCGTCGGGCGCGAAAGCCATGTCGAGCCAGTTCCCGACATCCTCAGCGGTTCGCGCGCAGATGTAGCGCGAGAACTCCGCGCGGCCGAGCGCGCTCCCCTTCTTGGTGTTCCACATGGTCCGCAGGTCGCGGATGTTCGGTTGACCGTGCTCGGCGTTCGGGTTGGCCTTCGGCCACACGGTCGCGTCGCCGATATCGTCGGTCGCGTCGATCCCGTACAGGATCGGCATGAACGAATCATCCTCCTCCTCGCCCGCGAGGATGCGCTCGCCGGCGGCGACGCGGTCGGCGAACAGCCCCTCGGGGTTCGGACTCGGCGTCGAGATGATGAGCCCCAGGCAGTTGCGGCGCTTGCCGGCGGTTGTCTCGAGCTTCGCAAGGATCTCGCGGTCATTGAACTCGGCGACCTCGTCTCCGATCCACAGGCTCGGTGTCAGCCCGTCGAGGCTTGTCGCGGAGGTCTTGAGAGCGCTCATCACGCAGTCGTTCGACTGGTCCTCGAGTCGGTTGTGCAGGATCTTGACGCCGTCGACCGCCTTGGCGCGGTACATCTCGCGGGCCTTGTCGACGCAGAGCAGCGCCTGATCCTCCTTGTTGGCGATCACATGCACGCGGCGGCCGGGGCCGCTCGCGAAGTCGTACAGCCCGATCGCCGCGGCGAAGGTGGTCTTGCCGTTGCCGCGGGCCACCTGGAGGATGGCGAGCTTCGTCCGGCGCGTGCCGTCATCCTTCCATTTCCACCCGAAGAGCTGCGCGACCGTCCAGACCTGCCACGGCATGAGCTCGAACGGCACGCCGGCGTAGTCCTCGACCAGAGGGAGCGAACGGCAAAACTGGGCTATCCGCTCGACCTCCTCCCAGTCCATGACGAGATCGTCGCGCTCGAGGT